ACAGAAGAAACTGACCCTGATAAACTCAGCGGTAGTTTATTTGACCCACTAAAACCTAAAGAACCTGGAGAGCCTGAGGAACCTAAAATAGTTTATGACAAAGCAAAAATATCTAATGTTTTATCTGATGCAAAATTCGACGCTTTTTTGAATGCATTAGCTGGTACTTTAAATACTGGTAGTTTTACAGCAGCAGGGCAAGCTCCTCTTTTAGCAGCGCAAGCTTTGCAAGCTGGTCAAGATAGTGGAGCTATAAAAACAACTGAAGCTAAAACAAACGCTGAATTCAATAAAGAAATATTAACAAACATAAATGAGTTTGAACGAACAGAAAAGAATTTATCTAGGTTGCAGTATGCAACAAGTTTAGTAGATAAAGGCGCTACAGGTCTATCAGGTCTTTTCGGTAAAGTTTGGACACAAGCATTAGCTGCAATCAACGACCGACAAGAAATAGATTTCGAAGGGTTAGACGCTAGAACTCAAGCAGACGCAATACTTAACGCTTTGAGACAACAAGATATACAAAAACTTTTGGGTGAATCTGGTAGAACAATCTCTAACTTAGATAGAGAAATAGTAGCCGAAATATTCGGTAGTATTACAGTCACATCAACTCCAGCAGAAATAAAAGAAAAACTTAAACAAATAGCATTTAGATACAGAGGGGAAATGAAAAAAAATAGAAATAATATTTTGTCAGGTATTGACTACTTCAACCAAACAAATATGCCAAGCACTGTTTTAGTGGCTAATGCTGATAGTATTAAAAAAATATTAGACATATCTGATTTTCAAAACTATAAACCGCCTGTTTACGATCCTAAAGCAGAAGGATTTTTTGACGCTAGTGGTGGTAACGTAATAGACGCTGGTAGCTTAGGAGACTAATTATGCCACAATACAGAGTTACATTATCTGATGGCAAACAAGTAATCAAAGAGGCTTCTAGTCCCGAAGAAGCTAAAGCGTTAATTAGAAGAGATATTGAGCAAGTTAATTTTTTTAACAATAAAAATGCTGAGACTGCTGCTTATTTAGATGATTACTTGTTTGATTACGACGAAGGTGTGCCTAATATCAAAGGCATAAGATCTGAACTAGCACAATCAGAAACCCTAGAAGAAAGAGAAAATGTCGCTACCACTTTATTAGGCTCAAAAGGTTATACCTACAATAGTAAAGGCGAAATGGCTCTAACGCATGAGGGTCTAAGAAGATTAGGATTACCAGTCAAGTTTAGAACTTTACCAAATGGAGAGCGTATACCTATTAATACCGTAATAGATGCAAGACGGTTTGAAGGCTTAGGTGCAACTCTAGCAGATTTTTCCGGTATTACCGGACCTGTAATTGGTTCATTAGTGGCTATGGCACCACCTTTTAGACTTTTTGGTGCAGCAAAAAAACTCTTTGGTTTTTTAGGGGGTAAATTAGGCACAAGAGCAGCAAATGTGATAACCGCTGGTATAGGATCCGCTGGCGGTAAAGGTGTAGAAGAAGCCGTCGATTATCTGCAAGGTTATCAAAAACAAAGTCTTGGTGAGGTAGGTGGAGAGCTCACAGGTGAAGCGTTACTAGGTGGTATCGGCCAAGGTATAGGTGAGGGAATAGGTGTAATATTCGCTAACACTTTAGGTAAAGGAGCCCCTGTCGCTAGTAGCAGACTAGCAGAGCAAGCTACTTTCGGACGTGATCTTATCGACATACAAAAACTTGACGCATCACTAGGCAGACCCGCAACCAGAAAAGAATTAGCAGACGCTGTAAAAAAATACGATTATAGTATAGAAAAAGGCGGTTATCAGGCTGGGGCAGTTCGTCTATTGCCTGGACCTTACGTAGTAAGTCAAGCAAATTTAGAAAGATCTTTACCTGGCAGATTGCAACAAATATTAGAAAACATTTTAGGTAACAAAAGAACTAGAGGAAATATAGATAACTTAAATGCACAAATAAGTAAATTAGTTGGCGACCTAAATGATGAAGCTGCTTTATCAAGCACCTATTTTAAAGACAAACTACAAGGCGGTATTAGTCCAAGGGCAAAAAGATCAATCGAGCAAACTATTAAAAACAAAAAAAATGAATTAGATTTAGCTGTTAACAAAAGTAACAAAACCCTAGATGATGCTTTGAAAACTGTTGTTGATGATATCGTAGGAACAACGCAATCTGCTGAAGCATTAGGCTCAAGAGAATTTGGTATTCAATTAATAAGTGCTTTAGATCGTGCACGCAGAGCTATTGATAACACTTATGGACCTAAATATAGAGATATAGATGCAGCAATTATTAAACTCATGGAAGAAAGCAACTCTGATGCTTTGCGACTTACTTTAGCCGAAATGTTGCGACCTAGAGTGAGAGCTATCAAAGCAGAAATTGCCGACTATAAATCAAGAATTGCCAATGGTCTAGACGCTACGGGCGACTTACCATCTAACGCTTTAGATGCTTTTGAAAATATTACAATTAAATTAGACGCTATGGTGGAAAACCCAGCTACACTGAAGTTAGGTGGGCCTGACGGTATATTTGAGTTGACAAAAAATCTCAGACAATACAAATATAATCCTTTGACAAGGGGACAAATTAATAAAATTTACGAAAAAATGAATAAAGAATTAGGCTTCGATGATGTCATTTATCATCGTGGCGAGTTAATACAAATAAAAGATGATCATATTTTCGGTATAGGTAGATCAGGTGGTTTTCTCGATGACGCTACAGACTTAACTAAAATTACAGCAACAAACAACGCTGGGAGATCTGTAATGAAAATGGATAGTAAAGGAAATTTAACAGACGAGCTTGATTATATGGAACCGATGGCAAAACTATCAGGTTCAGAAAGAGATGAATTAATAAATATCGTAGAAGAGTTAAAAAGAACTAACTCAAATTATGCAAAAAAATCCGAAGCTTTCGACAGATTGAATGTTAAAAGAATAGCTGAGGGTGCAAGAAGGGGTGGCGCAGACGCAGATGAAATATATCAAACCGCCTTTAAGGATGGAAGCTATGCGGACTTACGTGATATTTTCAAAAACCTAGACGAATACGATAATTATTTAAAAAGAATTGGACAAGGTGATGGTACTGTTATAAGAGACAGAATTAAATCAATTATGAAACAAAAGTTTTTTCAAGAAGGTTTAGAAGAATCTATTGATCCAGTTACAGGCAACATAAGATTCAACGATTTTGGTAAATATATAGCAGATTTTGAGCGAGGTAGGGGTCGTGCTAAATACGATTTACTATTTGGCACTCAAGAAGCTTCAAAAATTCGTGCACTATCGAAAGAACTTATTAAATTAAATCCAAAAATAAAATCTGACGAAGTTTTTGATCTTTTAAAAGGCATGAACATCACTCAACAAGGTCTGAGATCACTTGATGGCGGTTCTAAAGTACTACAGGAATTAAAAACAAAAGCAGAGGCTCAAGCAGCACGTGAGGCTTTCGAAAGACAAACTTTTATAACGCAAAGATTAGAAGAGGCAACTGCTGAAGAGGTAGCTGGACGATTATTCACACCAAAGGCTGCTCCTGATATTGCTAGAGTAAAAAGTTTGCTCAAAGAGGGAGATTTTTTAGAGATTCAAAATGCAGCTATGGATAAGTTAATAAGAACAGCTGTTAGACCAGGTACCAAAGGTGAAGTTACAGATATATTCAAACCACAAGCTTTAGCTAACGCCTTAGATTCTTATGGTGACGAAACTTTAGACGCAATGTTTGGTGCTGAAACAAGGCAAAGTCTAAGATATTTAGCTAATACTTTAGATGTTTTAACAAAAGGTGAGGCTGGCAGAGGTGCATCAGCAGGTGGTTTAATAGCTGCTACCCTTGCTATTAGTTTTTTTAATGTTGCTGCATTACCAATAATTATAGGAACAATATTTATGCGTGGTTTGCTTTCTAATCCAGCTAGAGTCAGATCCTTAGCACAAACTGATAAAACTTCAATCAGATTAACTTTTGATTATTTTGATAGAACTTTAAAACAATTAGGGGTCAGAGGCGTTGCTGGTGGAATCGAAGATGCACAAGAACAAATAACAGAAGCAACCGCTGATGTTTTAGACAGAGATGAAGTACAAGATTTGATTAACACAGGTCGAGCTTCGGTACCTAATGTTAATATGCCTCTACCTGATTTAAGTTCTTATACAAACGTTTCACCAGCAGTCCCAGATACCATACAAAGAGAACGAGACTTAGGTTTTGGCCCTATAATAAGTCCTTAGTATATATCTCTACTGGTTTTGCAATACCTTTCATTTCAACAGGTTTTAACTTTTTAAGTTTATAGCTAGATGCTTTTGCCGTGTTTTTACCTATTACTAGATCTTGTCCTACAGCTTTACAACTAGACTCACACCTTGCGGCTAAATTTACATCAGAACCGATTGCTGTATAATCGAAACGTGAATCTGACCCCATATTACCTACAACAACTGGCCCTGAATTTATTCCTATACCAATTGCAATACCTAACTCTGCTGCTTGTATTTCGTCTCTTATCTGAACAGCTGTTTTTATAGCGGCATCTTCATGATTGTCCTGATCTAATGGAGCGTTAAAGATTGCCATCATAGCGTCACCAATATACTTATCAACCATACCTCCGTTTCGCTGAACTGCATTAGCTTGGATAGTCAAAGCTTTGTTCATGATCTCAGTCACTTGTTGTGGATCAAGTTTTTCTGATAGAGCAGTAAAACCTCTGACATCTGTAAACAAGAAAGTACAATATCTTTTTTCCCCACCTAGTTTTAATAACTCAGGATTATCTTGCAGTCTTTTTACTTGTGCTGGATCAAGATAGTGTTCGAATTGTTTTTTGATCTGCTGTCTAAGTTTGTACTGTTTTTCAAAGTTCAAATAAAAAGATACGGCCCCAGTAATGAAACCAGCGACCAAACTATAGGAAATATCAAGTAAAATACCACTTCTGATCATGTAAGCTCCTGAGAAGGCTAGAGAAGAAAATAGTAATGAAAAGCTTACCAAACCACCTGTAACTCCAAGAGATTGCGTTAGAAGCCAAATAAAAAGGCAGAAAAATCCTAAAATTAATATTTCTACGGCTAAGTGCCAATCTGGGATGTAAGGTGAGTTTGGAATCAAGATTGACTCTGATAAAGCTGCTTGGATTTCATGTGGAGCTAACAGACCTACTGGAGTAGAAACAACTGGCATAATACCTTTGCCTGTTGTCCCAATAAAAACAAATTTATTAGCCACATCCATCTTAGTCAAAGAAGTTGTTGGTGTATCTACCCAACTGATCCATTTACGACCTAGGCTATCAACTTTAACAGGTGGTATACCTTTCACTCTAATTTCCTCCAAACCGTATTGATTTGTTTTAATGACATAAGTATCAGATCCAGTCAGCAATTTATAAACTTGTGTACCGAAACTAGGCACCCAACCATCAGGTATGCGGTACATCAGTGGTAATCTTCGTACTAAGTTATCGACATCAACTGGAGCAGAAACAATACCTTCTAAAGAACTGTTAGCAACTTGCGGTATATTTGGAAGATGTCCAGGTAGTAGTATGCCTGGTGCATCCTCACCTAAAACTACTGTACCCTCTGGTTTTGGATATATTTGGTTATTGAATGAGAAAGTGGCAACAACTGTGGGATATGAACTTAACTTTTTAAAGAGGTAGTCATCGCCACCATTCTCAAACCTGTCTTTATCTATAAATGATAACACCCAACCCGCTCCTATGGCACCATTATCAAAAAGCTGTTGGTTTATTTCAGCTATTCTAGATCTTTTTAAGGGCCAGCCACCCTCTCTTTGAATATCTAATTCATCAATACTAATTATAGTAAAGTATTCAGATGGTTTATGTTTCTCAACAAAAGTATCAAATACTTTTAATTTTAGTATCTCTGTAGGTATAGATTGCGTAACTAATGGTACAGACAAAATTGTTAGTAAAATAAAAAATATTTTTAATCTCATCAAGTTCCTTGATTAATAGTTATTGTCGAGTTAGTGCCTCCATTAACTTTAACGGTCCTGGTAACACCATCTTGTGTAAAAACAACCGTATAAGATTGATCAGAGTTTAGGGCTAGCTCAGCATTTTGTGTAACTTTTCTTATGAATCTAACAGTACTGCCATCTATTATAGTTGTGATATTTGTTTCTAAATCCTGTCCTATTTGTGTCCCTTGTATATCTACTCCTGTCACTGAATTTAATAATTCTGTTTCTTGTTCTTCCTCTAGTAAATCTAATATATCTAATAAATCTTCTAAAAAATTCACATTCAGATAATCAATATCTAACTCCGTAAACTCAAAATCAGGATCCTCTTCGAGTAAATCCTCTTCTAGTAAATCTACATCTAAATCAGTAAAGTCTAAGTAATCTTGGGTATTAGCTACTGTTTCTTCCCCTGGTAAACTTTCTTCTTTGGGCGGGCTAACAATTAACATGTTATCTATAAATGCCAAATCTATATCTAAGGTTACTGGTTTACTTGGACTTTTTTCATAAACTCTAGTTGTGGTCGCTTGATAGGGTTTATTTAGTACTACTTGGCCCATAGCAGTAGAAACTACTATTTCACCACTAGGATCGCCAAATTCATCTGGTAACAGTATTATTAAGGATTTACCTGTTTCGTCAACAGTACAAGTAAAATCTGTTCCTCTAACCGCTATATCAGCAGTAGGTGTTCTGAGCGCAATATTACTTTTTGTTAGATTGCCTGAAATAAAACGAATAGTGCCGCTAGCAAACTGCAAAGCCATTTTACTATTACTAGGATTAGCATCATAAATGTACTCATCAATTACCAAAGATGAATGCTCTGTTAACCTTACGGTTGAGTTATCTAAAAAGGTAATACCAATACGACCAGCTCTAGTTTGAACATCATCATAAGAGTTGATGCCAAAGTCTAATACAGCCGGATACGGGGCATCTCTAAGGACCTGCCCGTAACCTCTAAGTTCTGTAATATCTCCTATACTGTCAGCATGTAGTGGAAGTACCACCGTCATTTTGAACAATACAATATAAATTATTCGAACCATTTGTAGTAATTTTTAACCAATCTCTTGCCAGAGTAGAGGACTGAGTTATATTAAATGTATTCGAACTGCCGTCCAAATCAAGATAAAAATAAGCACTATCTGATGAAGTAATACCAGCATAACCACTACCGGTGAATGTCAATTCATTGCCATCACCAAAAACATCTACATAATTAGTAGCGTTCTCATAATCTATATCAAATTCAAATTCGTTGTTATCACCATCTACAATCCAATCAAGATCAAGATAAGCTGCATTAGACACTTCACCTATTTCGATATCAAAAGTATTGCTACCGCCTGCAACTTGAACATTTAAATTAGCATAATCAACGGAATTAGCTCCATTACTATTTAATAAAATGTCTAGAACGTTTGAATCGCCTTGAAAGTCGAAGTAACCGGTCACAAAATCAGAATTGATACCATCTGATCTAAAAATGTTGCTACTACCAATTTGATTGATAGTTAAAGTCATATTACTGCCGTCTAAATCTAAAGCTGTCATTTGTCCTGTAGCTGCTGAGGTGCCGCCTATCAAGTTGTTGCTACCTAATTGCTCTAACTTAATAATAGCATTCGAACCAGTTTGATCGACGAATATTTCGTCGTCTGCAAATAAACTTAAAGATAAAAATAAAAAAACTAAACGCATAATCATTTCATATATTTCCAGTAGCCCATTTGGATACCTTGGGCCACAATATCTACAATACCAGTTTCTATAGCAGCTTGCAAAGCGATAGACTTACTTTCATTCATAGCATTACCTGTTTCAAATTCTACTAGTTTTGTCCCATCAGCAATATATCTGAAAAAATCGTTAGACAAACCAACAGATAAAATACTTTTTGTTGTTAGATTTTCTAATAATATTTCACCGGTAGAAACTGAAACAACTCGCATAGAAACTATTACAGTATCTTCACGATATTGCTTAGAGTTACCAATACCGAGGTATCTAGCACCCATACCGCCAGTTAATAGATTGGTATTGTAATCTATCAAAGCTCCTTCAATAATTAAGCCTGCAAATAACAAAGGCATCTGTTGTTCGTCTTCATCAAATTTTTCTCTAGTGGATCTTATAATCTGACGTTCACGAGTGACATGATCTATACCCACACGTTCTACTACTCTAAAAAATTTAGATTGTTTTAAAGCTCTTATAACATAGGCTTCTGGTGCTTGGGTCAAGGCTGAACTAAAACTAGCATAACCATCTATAGATTTTCTTTGGCCAGTAGCATCTGGAAACTGATATACGGCTACGATAGGTCTTTGTTCTGGATAAGGTAAGTTTTTGATGGCTTCTGTTACAGGCTCATTGATAAAAGCTGCTTTAGAAAAACACTCTGCTTTACCTACTATAGTGACGACATCTTTGTAATCATTATCTGGATTAGTCAGACAAGGTGAAATGTATTGTAGATGTGTTGCACAACTAGAAACCAAAGTCCCCAATAGGGATAGTGATAGTAGTTGTTTCGCCAGTTGTTTCATTAAATATAGACATTGTAATAGTTATACCGTCGCTAGTCCAAGTTATCAAATTATCAAATAAAGTGAAACTGCCTTGTTCAGCAGGGTTTTCACCAAATAATTGATCAACTAACTGTCTAGATAACTGAGCATAAACTCTTGATTCGAAGTTTCGTAAAAACCTTGCTAAGGTTGTGTTATCTGCATCTCTTTCGAGCTCATCTTGTAAAGCTTTGATTTCTGCTTCTAATGCTTCACGCCTTGTATATTCTTGCTCGTCTATTGTGAGATAATGTTGTGATGTGCCAACTCCTGAAAATGATGGTGATTTGAATTGAAACTTAATCTCATCAGCTAGGATAGGCAAAGCTAAAAATGGGATTAAATATATAGCACAACCTATCCTCTTGTATTTATCTTTGTAGTAATCGTCAATCTTTTCTTTGGTCATCTCTATCTGCCTTAGCTATTTTATTACTATCTATTAGTTGTGGCACACCTAGCATAGTTTTAATCATAGTATCTTGTCTGATAATTTCATTATCTAAACTTCTGATTCTATCTATTAAGGCTACTAAAATACCGTGCTGTGAGTCAAGTTTGGTGCCGAGTCTTTGCTCCATAGCGGTTATCTGCTCAGCTACTTTTTCATCCACCACATCTAGTTTGTTTTCCATACCATCAACTATTCTCATAATTAATTTGTAAATAAACCAACCTAAACCTAATGCTGCTGCAATAGGAAAACCTACTTGTTGAATTATGGTAACTATATCTTGCATGAGAAAGGAGCAGTCTGATGTTCCCCTGGTTTTGTATGGAAACCGATGAGCTTTACGCTAGTCAACAGACTACTCGTCCTTTTTGTGTGATGCTCCAAAGTAAAAAGATATGACCGCACTAGCTAAGCCACCTAAGTAACCAAGGACTAGATTTATGAGTGCTTCACTATTTTGTTCAGGCGGTTGAATTGTTACTAAAAATATATAACCCATAAAGCCACCTATTGTGATAAACCCTAATATTTTTGAGGTCCAATCACCAGAAAAAACACTTCGTGCGTTTTGTACATCTTGGGTTTGTAGTTTGTAAATATCTACATCTAACTCTTTCATTTTTACTTCGAAATCTTTTTCTGCTTTTTTAAGTTCTAGTAACTGTTCAGGTGTAGCGTTTTGCATGGCTTGTGCAATTGATTTAGGTTCTGCCTTACAGCCTAGCACACTAGCAATCATGTTTGCTGCTGCACCGCCTAAGGGCCCACCAACTGCTTGACCTAATGAGGGTGCTACAGTTGCTAAAGTATTTTTTAATATGTCTAACATAGTCCTATTTCCTTTCTGTCCATACCTAATGGTAGTTCTGAAATACATTCTATCATATTTTTTGGGATGTGAATGTAAGGCTCATTATCATCGACATGCTGTGGATCTTGTGACAAATTCATTATGACTTCGTAATTATGTTCAGGCTGCCATTGGTGCATATACAGTCCATCAGTCATAGCATAAACCGTTATGAACGGCACCCCTGTTGCCTGAGCAAACACACTACCTTTTGCTAATTTAGCAGCGGATAAAATAAAAGTTTCATATTTATCATAACCAAAAGTCCGACATTTTACTTCACACCAGTAACTTTTTTCTTTTGACTCAATCCAATAATCTAAGCCATAAGACACTGGAAGCTTGTGACAAGTTACATCCCACTTACCTTCTAAATAACCTGCCACTCGCTCTTCTCTTTTTTGATCGTCAATTGTTTCTAAACTAGGTTTAATCATTTGTACTCCTCAATCTTGATAAAAATTTGGATCAACAGCTACAAATCTTTTTGTAGGCCGTCCTTTACCTCCAACCTTTACTTCTATTTCTTGTATCTCGCCGGCATTTTTAAGCCTTTCTATTATCTCTTTGACTTCATAAGACTTCATTGATCTGAATAATTCATGTCTATCTACTTCTCTTTTACTAATACCTTCAGCTCCTCTAGTTCTTATATATGACAGAACAGATTTAATTTTAGCTTCGGTTGCAGAAGATGATACTTTGTCACGACAGGTTTCTATAAATAGTAAATCGTAATATCTGACATAATCTATTGCCCATTCTGTATGTTGTTTCTTTATAAACTTTGTTTTTGTGTCACATGCTAAAGCACAGATTAAAGCGAGTCGCATAGCTTTTTCTCTTGATCTTGATAACAATGGTTCTAAATTATCTTTCTCTAAAACGTTCTGTCTCTTAACTATTTCTTCAGCAAACTCTCTTAACAACTGCCTGCTATCTTCATCAAAATCTATTACTTTCTGTCCGACATCTACTTGTGAGTTTTCTTCAGCTATATCACCAAAATCTGTTTGTGGTCTTCTAATATCATTGACCCACTGCACAAGATTAATAGGCGGTTTCTTAAATTTTTTCAAAGCACTAACTTTTCTGGGCTCTTTGGATTCCACTATTATGAATCTATTCAAAAAACCATCAGCTACACGTCCTGAGTTAAGTGCACCATAAAAGTTTTTTGGTACAGATATACCTACCAAAGTAATAGCAGGTTTGTAACAAATACGGTTCATAGTCTGCTCAATATATTGTTCAGGCGTATTCATCAGAGAATAATTATCTGGTCTTAGTGCACCGTGACATCTGCCCCAAGCCTCCATAAGAGTCTGTATGCCACTTTCTATGTTGGTGTTTTGTTGGGCTGAGATACTTTCTAATCTTTTACCAAACTCATCCATAATAGTAATTTGGGTCGGTTTATATTTAAGGGTAGAGTGTACGGCACCTGATGAAGTGTAGCCATCACCAACAATCATTTTTGAATACTTTGTTTTGTTCAGGACAGACTCTACAAATGTTTTTATATTTTCTTTACCTTGTCCTGACTTAGCTACTCCAACAAAATATAAACTACTAAAGTTGTTCATATCTGTCCGATACATACGACCACAACATACACTTGCTAGACTCAAAGCAGCTACCAAACTTAATTCAGGTTGGCTAATTTGTGCGATCTCTTCACTAAAGTTAAACATGTTTTTGAGTATACCTGGTGGATTAAATAAATTTTTAGGCGGTTTTATATTTTCTTGTGCTTGTACAAACAAAGGTGCTTGTTGGTTTTTCCGGTCATGTGTTTTTTTAACATTATCAACGACAGACAAAATTTCATGTGTAGGTAAAGGTGGTGAGTTTTGAGTATTCCAGCTCTCCATAAAAAATTTAGCAAAATCTAAATTAAGATTTTTACTAATTAGATATCCTGCTAATCTTGCTGCTTGATCATTTCTAGAGCCCTCATTTACACCACTCAAAGAAAATGGTGCTACTGTTGCTTGACCATTTGCTTTATTATTGCCTGTTATAAGAACCCATTCTTTTTCTGTAAAATTAGGCAGATCTTCAAAACCCCACAGATCCCAACTAGGATTTTGAATCGGCATATAAGTTTGGCCGTTAGCATGTTTATTATACGGCGCAATAATTAAACCACCTTCTCCACGCAGATCAATATGTCTTTCTATTGGAGTTTCATTTGTCCTTCTTGTAGCAAAAGTAGTGAAATTTTCTGGATTATTGTAATAATAGTGCATACCCTTACCTGTTCGCACACGATAAGGTGAAGGTGGTAAATTTTGATCTACCCAAGTCATAGCCTCTGGGGTGTCTGCATCAACAACCATAAACTGACCACAGACCAAAGCCACCGTCATATCATCTCTGTTCTTAAACCAGGATTCTACTTCTGATCTATTTGGTCTTTTTTCTTTGAAGTGGGCCCAACCCTTAAAAAAACCTGGTGGCTTTTTTGTTTTCCTTAATAAGGGCACGACATCTAAACCTTCATCATAATAAGACATAGCCAAATCATAGACAGACTCATCCCCTTTAAAATTAATAGAAAACACTAACTTATTTCATTAGGGCAACCATATATTGATTCGTAATCTAGTTTGCCGTTGGTTTTTTGTATTATATTTTTTGCTTGTTTCACGCTAGGTTTTCGATAGCCCCAGCGCCAAGCTTTAATAGTTGCGAGTGATACTTCGAATGTTTTAACCGAAGTAGTCATACCTAAATGTTTTATATATTCATTTAATTTATATTGTTTTACTTTTTTTTCAGGATAAAGAGGTTGAACACCTTTATCTTTAAGTTCTTTAAGCCGTTGGAAGTTTATACGTTGTAATCTGTGGCAGTAATTTGCATACCACTCTAAATTATTTTCCATAATAAGTTCCTTTATTTGTGTTTACATAAAGTAACATTATGCTACAATTTATGTCAACTTATAAAAGGATATTATTATGAGTATTTTAAAAAATGTAGTTAAACCTGACCAACTAGTCAATAAACAAGGAGCTAAAATCCTTGTGTATGGTGAGTCTGGTGCAGGTAAAACATATACATGCTCAACGGCTCCTGGGAAAGTGCTTGTTATAAGCATGGAAGCAGGACTTCTATCTATACGTGATAAAGAGAACGTTGATGCAATAGAAATTAAAAGTTATGAAGAACTGAATCAAGTTTACGGAGAACTGAAGGCAGGCGAACATGATTACGATACAGTTTGCTTGGATTCAATATCTGAAATGTCAGAGATTCTTTTGGAGCATGAACTTAATATAAATAAAAACGCTTTAAAAGCGTATGGTAACGTACAGAATGCATGTACAAATGTCATGCGGATGTTTAGAGATTTACCTATGCACGTAATCTTTGTTTGTAAAATGGCCAAAGAAAACAACGAAGGTACTTGGTTTTTCCAACCTAAAATGATTGGTAAACAACTTGGTCAATCTATACCTTACTTCTTTGATGAGGTTTTATGTTTGAGAGTTATGGAGCAAACAGATAGTGAAGGTAAGTCTATCCACACTAGATGGTTTCAAACTACCTTAGCTGAGGGTTATGTTTGCAAAGACAGGTCTGGCAAACTAGAACCTTTAGAAGAACCTAATCTAACTACTGTTATTGCTAAATTAGGTTTTACTTCAAGTGTTCAAGCAGCACCTGTACAGGAGGTTGTAAATGACACAGAAGTTTGATTTTACAGATTTCGTCGGAGATCGTGACTGGGAAAC